GTGCGGAAAAACGGTGCTGAAATTTATAACCGTACCGCGCTGGATAATACGCTGATTTACAGTGGCGTTATTGATATGCCTGCCGGTCACGGTCACATGACACTGGAGTTTTCGGTGTCAGCATGGCTGGTAAATAACTGGTATCCCACAGCAAGTATCAGCGATTTGCTGGTTGTGGTGATGAAGAAAGCCACCGCAGGCATCAGTATCAGCTGAATTTTATAACCCATATACGGGCGCCAGAAATGGCGCCTTTTTTATTGCAGAAAAGCGAGAGGTAATTATGCGTAAAGTTTGTGCAGCCATTTTGTCCGCAGCCATCTGTCTGGCCGTATCCGGTGCGCCTGCATGGGCGTCTGAGCAGCAGGCCACACTGAGCGCAGGGTATCTTCATGCCCGTACGAACGTTCCCGGCAGTGATGATCTGAACGGGATTAACGTGAAATACCGTTATGAGTTTACGGACACCTGGGGTGTACGTCTTCAGTATGCAGGAAGATCAACCTTACAGCGATACCCGCTGGCATGAGATTCCGTGCGTAACGCTGGTTCAGCGTGATGGCGGGGCCGTCTGTGCGCGTGAATGAATGGTTCAGCGCGTATGCGATGGCGGTGGCTTACAGCCGTGTGTCGACTTTCTCCGGGGATTATTCCGCGTAACTGACAACAAGGGAAAACGCACGATGTGCTGACCGGAAGTGATGACGGTCGCCACAGCAACACGTCTCTGGCGTGGGGAGCTGGCGTGCAGTTTAACCCGACCGAATCCGTGGCCTTGACTGCTTATGAAGGCTCCGGCAGGGTGACTGGCGACACAGTTTCATCGTTGGTGTCGGTTATAAATTCTGATTAGCCAGGTAACACAGTGTTATGACAGCCCGCCGGTTCAGGCGGGCTTTTTTGTGGGGGGAATATGGCAGTACGGATTTCAGGTGTACTGAAAGATGGCGCAGGTAAGCCGATACAAAACTGCACCATTCAGCTAAAGGCCAGGCGCAACAGCACCACGGTGGTGGTGAACACAGTGGCCTCAGAAAACCCGGATGAAGCCGGGCGTTACACAATGGACGTCGAGTATGGTCAGTACAGCGTCAGTCTGTTGGTGGAGGGATTCCCGCCGTCACACGCCGGGATTATCACCGTATATGAGGACTCAAAGCCGGGCACACTGAATGATTTCTCGGTGCATGACGGAGGATGATGCCGCCGAGGCACTGCGCCGTTTTGAACTGATGGTGGAAGAGGTGGCGCGTAACGCGTCCGCGTGGCACAGAACACGGCAGCCGCGAAGAAGTCAGCCGCGATGCCGGCACATCGCCGTGAGGCGGCAACCCATGCGACTGATGCTGCAGGCTCAGCACGCGCAGCCAGCACGTCAGCCGGACAGGCCGCTCGTCGGCTCAGTCAGCTCTTCCAGCGCAGGAACGGCATCAACAAAGGCCATGAAGCATCGAAAAGTGCTGCTGCTGCAGAGTCCTCAAAAAGCGCGGCAGCTACCAGTGCCTGCGCGAAAACGTCAGAAACGAATGCGGCAGCGTCACAACAATCAGCAGCCACTTCTGCATCCACCGCGACCACGAAGCGTCAGAAGCTGCCACCTCAGCCCGGGATGCGCGCTCAAAAGAGGCGCAAATCATCAGAAACGACGCACTCAGCGCCAGAGGCGCTTCCTCGGCAACGGCGCAGCAATTCCGCGAAGGCGGCAAAACGTCGAGACAACGCCAGGTCTTCTGAAACGGCAGCGGGACAGAGCGCCTCGGCTGCGGCAGGCTCAAAAACAGCGGCTGCGTCGTCTGCCAGTGCAGCGTCAACAAGTGCCGGGCAGGCCTCAGCCAGTGCCACCGCCGCCGGAAAATCGGCAGAAAGCGCCGCATCGTCTGCTTCAACAGCCACAACGAAGGCTGGCGAAGCCACTGAACAGGCCAGCGCAGCAGCGAGGTCTGCTTCCGCAGCGAAGACATCCGAAACGAACGCGAAAGCGTCGGAAACCAGCGCAGAATCCTCAAAAACGGCTGCCGCATCGTCCGCCAGTTCGGCGGCGTCATCGGCATCATCTGCGTCTGCTTCAAAAGATGAGGCGACCAGACAAGCGTCCGCAGCGAAGGGCAGCGCCACGACGGCATCCACGAAGGCGACAGAGGCAGCTGGCAGTGCGACGGCGGCAGCACAGAGCAAAAGTACGGCGGAATCCGCGGCAACGCGCGCTGAGACAGCGGCAAAACGGGCAGAGGATATTGCATCCGCCGTGGCGCTTGAGGATGCGAGCACGACGAAAAAGGGGATAGTACAGCTCAGCAGTGCGACCAACAGTACGTCCGAAACGCTGGCGGCAACGCCAAAAGCCGTTAAGGCCGCGTATGACCTGGCTAACGGGAAATACACCGCACAGGATGCAACGACAGCACAGAAAGGGATAATCCAGCTAAGCAGCGCGACCAACAGCACGTCTGAAACGCTGGCGGCAACGCCAAAGGCAGTAAAATCAGCCTATGACAATGCAGAGAAACGTCTGCAGAAAGACCAGAACGGCGCTGATATACCCGATAAGGGACGCTTCCTGAACAACATTAACGCGGTCAGTAAAACAGACTTTGCTGATAAGCGTGGTATGCGTTATGTGCGGGTTAACGCTCCTGCAGGTGCAACATCTGGAAAATATTACCTGTTGTTGTTATGCGTTCTGCTGGCTCAGTAAGCGAACTGGCATCAAGGGTCATTATCACCACGGCAACGCGAACCGCAGGCGATCCGATGAATAACTGCGAGTTTAACGGATTTGTTATGCCTGGTGGCTGGACTGACAGGGGGCGTTATGCTTATGGAATGTTCTGGCAATATCAAAACAATGAACGAGCCATCCACTCAATAATGATGAGTAATAAGGGCGATGATTTGCGCTCTGTGTTCTATGTTGATGGCGCTGCTTTCCCTGTTTTTGCGTTTATCGAAGATGGCCTGTCAATATCCGCACCTGGTGCTGATCTCGTTGTTAATGATACGACCTATAAGTTTGGGGCAACAAATCCGCGACTGAATGTATCGCGGCGGACGTTATCCTTGATTTTAAGAGTGGGCGTGGTTTTTATGAGTCTCATTCGTTAATCGTTAACGATAACTTGTCGTGCAAAAAACTTTTTGCCACAGACGAAATTGTAGCGCGTGGTGGTAATCAGATTCGAATGATAGGTGGGGAGTATGGGGCATTATGGCGTAATGATGGCGCTAAAACTTACCTGCTGCTTACCAATCAAGGTGATGTTTATGGTGGATGGAATACATTAAGACCGTTTGCTATTGATAACGCAACCGGCGAACTGGTTATTGGAACCAAGCTGTCTGCAAGTCTGAACGGTAACGCATTGACAGCAACAAAGCTGCAAACGCCAAGACGGTTTCTGGGTTGAGTTTGATGGTTCCAAAGATATTACTTTAACCGCCGCGCATGTGGCTGCTTTTGCCAGAAGGGCAACGGATACATATGCCGATGCGGATGGTGGCGTTCCCTGGAATGCCGAATCAGGCGCTTACAATGTCACCCGCTCTGGCGACAGCTATATTCTGGTTAACTTCTATACCGGAGTCGGAAGTTGCCGGACCCTGCAGATGAAGGCGCATTACAGAAATGGTGGTCTGTTCTACCGTTCTTCAAGAGACGGTTATGGTTTTGAGGAAGACTGGGCAGAAGTTTATACCTCGAAAAATCTTCCACCAGAAAGCTACCCAGTCGGCGCACCAATCCCGTGGCCATCAGATACCGTTCCGTCTGGTTATGCCCTGATGCAGGGGCAGACTTTTGACAAATCTGCTTACCCGAAACTTGCAGCCGCTTATCCGTCAGGCGTGATCCCTGATATGCGTGGCTGGACGATTAAGGGCAAGCCCGCCAGTGGTCGTGCCGTATTGTCTCAGGAACAGGACGGCATTAAATCGCACACCCACAGCGCCAGCGTATCCAGTACGGATTTGGGTACGAAAACCACATCATCGTTTGATTACGGCACTAAATCCACGAATAACACTGGTGCGCATACTCATAGTTTAAGTGGCAGCACGAATGCAGCTGGTAATCACAGCCATAGAGATGGCCGTCGATTTAACCCCAGTGTTTTTAAAGATACTTATCAATATGGTTATACAAGCTCAGGTCAAAATACCTGGGGTGTACAAGGCTCAGTAGGTATGTCTACGGGGTGGTTAGCTAATACCAGTACAGATGGTAATCATAGCCACTCACTGTCCGGCACAGCAGCATCTGCAGGTGCACACGCGCATACTGTCGGTATTGGTGCTCATACGCACTCCGTTGCGATTGGTTCACATGGACACACCATCACCGTTAACGCTGCTGGTAATGCGGAAAACACCGTCAAAAACATCGCATTTAACTATATTGTGAGGCTTGCATAATGGCATTCAGAATGAGTGAACAACCACGGACCATAAAAATTTATAATCTGCTGGTCGGAACTAATGAATTTATTGGTGAAGGTGACGCATATATTCCGCCTCATACAGGTCTGCCAGCAAACAGTACCGATATTGCACCACCAGATATTCCTGCTGGCTTTGTGGCTGTTTTCAACAGTGATGAGGCATCGTGGCATCTCGTTGAAGACCATCGGGGTAAAACGGTTTATGACGTGGCTTCCGGCGACGCGTTATTTATTTCTGAACTCGGCTCATTACCGGAAAATGTCACCTGGTTATCCCCGGAAGGGGAGTTTCAGAAGTGGAACGGCACAGCCTGGGTGAAAGATGCAGAAGCAGAAAAACTATTCCGGATCCGGGAGGCGGAAGAAACAAAAAACAGCCTGATGCAGGCAGCGAATGAGCATATTGCGCCACTTCAGGATGCTGTAGATCTGGAAATCGCAACGGAGGAAGAAAACTCGTTGCTGGAAGCCTGGAAAAAGTATCGGGTGTTGCTGAACCGTGTTAATACAACAACTGCACCGGATATTGAATGGCCAGTAGCACCTATAGGGTAAATTCGTAATGATTACCTAAATACGTTATTCTTTTGTTCAAAAAGTGATTTTGCTATAGGTAGGGAGTATGTTCTTGGATTAAGAATAAAAAATCGCCATGAAAGAGCTTCATGGCGAGTACATAAACGTACAAAATGTGATGAAAGTAGAGTGGCGTAAGCCACTATATTAAGATATGACAATAGCGAACAAAAGTAAATAACATTTTATGGACGTTTAATTGTTAATTATAAAAACTAGAGTGCCCGATATTGTTTATCTTGCTTTAAAATAATGTACTCAAACCAAATTTTTGAGCTAAAAGCTCAAATAATATAAATGCAATGATAATGTTTAATAAGACAATTAGCTTGCTTTGTATTTTCATTTCGGAATACTGTTAAGTAACTTTGATGACCCTAACAATAGATCGGAATTTTCTTAGAGTCAATGGTCACTGTTTTTGTTTGCAAAGCAAATGTTTTGGTGGTTATAAGTTTTCCTAATATAGTCACCTATGCAACTTGTTCCGTGTGGAGATTAAAGGTTAAAATTTAATGCGAGGATGGAATTATAATATATTTTTTTATAATTAATTTAACCTTAACATCGTTGCTGGCGGCATGGAAGAAATATCGGGTCTTGCTGATATCGTGTTGGCACTTCCTTAGTGCGGTTATCGAATGGCCAGCTGTACCTGTGGGGTAAAAACTTTATATGGATGCTATTTTTATAATAGCTGGTAAAAACTGGCCGAACTGAAATTCACTGTTGATAAAAAAGATGTGTTTGAGTGTATGTCATTGTTTTCTTAATGGAATCCACTAGAATGCAGCGAAT